GGTGGTACTCTGTTTCATGGTTTCTGCTATGATCGGCTCGGCAAGCTCCACGATTTTGTCTGGATTCTTAAATGTCTTTTCCTCCAACCATTTTTTCAGATTCAACCTTGGGTCGCTTTCCTCCGAGAGAAGCCCGCGGTTCGTGATGTCAATAGTACTTTCTGCTTCAATATCTGCCACATAGAATGCACCAAGCTCATACAGGTTCTTTTGCAGTAGTGGAATGTTGAGCGCCTTTTTCTGCTCAGATGTGCAGGAATACCGCACCCGGACTATCTTATCCGTCACCTCTTCTGAAATGCCTGTTCTGTGGAGATACATAGCCCCTTCACGGATATAATCGCCAACTTCATCAGGATCCCAGGTGATAGTGTGGAACTGTCTGTATGGAGTAGTGTATCTATGTCCTTTTACCAGAGTGCCTTTCTCATTAAATTCATGAATCCAGAATCCACGCTCCTGTCCTTCATCATTAAAATTCATTGCATTGATTGCTCCGGAATAGAATACATTGTCAATTCCTTCAATGATTTGCGGGCGATGGATATGACCAAGAAGTACCGCCTCATATCTTGCGGCCATTAAAGCTTCTCTTGGAATGACCGGCTCAAAGTTTGTGAAGAAGGAAGTCTGCCCTGATTCCATGTTGCAACCAGGAACCGTATAATGTGCCATGAGAATCGGTGTCTTTTCACACTCTGCTCTCAATGCAAAAACCATATCTGAAATATATTTCGTCCATGCAAGATTTTCTTCGTCTGCAGATAAACCAGGGAATTTTGCTCTGAACTCCTGTTTGTCAAATCCCGGTATGCAGGCAATGTCTGTATATGGTGTGTGAAGGACAGTTGGAGCTGTTATTATATGCACATGACTAGTTTTCACAAACATTCTATCCAAAACTCTGAACTGTCCGCTTCCATCATGATTCGGCGTTCCTCTCATTACGATCACCCCTTTCGCAATGTCAGCCAATTTTGTGATCGTATCTGTTGCAATAATCATTTCGTCCGAGTACCGTACCGGACCAATCTGCTCCTGGTGGAAGATATCACCAGAAATGCAAACAATGTCCGGTTTCTCTTTCTGGGCTACCTCAACCATATATTCAAGACATTTTACTGTGTCCTGCAAACGGAGATTTACTCCGTCCACTACAGGTCCTTTAAACTGGCCGATATGCCAGTCGGCAGTATGAAGTATTTTCATTTGCTCATCTCCTTTACTGTTGCTTTCATCGCTGTGATCATGTTCTTCAATTCCGTTTCTAAAAGCGAAAAGTTCTCCTCGCTAATTCCGCAGAATTCAACGCCATCATCTCCCATCTTTTCTCCGATAAAGAGAATATTTCCAACAATGGGGCATCCGTGTTTATCAAATTCGTAAAGATAACTTCCGATCAAATTTGCTTTGTTCGGCTTCAATCTTCCCTCTTCGTCAATCAGCATGCTCACACACTTCCCTGGTTCTTTAACAGGAGTAGATGGCATTTTCAGTTCTGTGTATAATCTCTTCGGCATTACATGCTCAACTATGTCGCACCCGTTCCCGATCAGATCATACAGAGCTTTGTTCTGTTCTCTCATAGTCCCTTCCGGAAATTCATGTACGGACATTTCCAATTCTGTTGATACCTTTATTATTTTCATCTGCGTCCGCCTCCTCTCTGGCATTTAATGCAAAGTGGCTCTCCAAATTTATTGATTGAATATTCATAAACTCTTTCATTTATGACTTCACCGCATCTGGAGCACTGAAAATCCATTGATCGGTCCGGCTCTGGTTCTGACTCCGGTTCGAGAGCAATATCCGGTTCCTGCATTGGTGGATAATCATCTTCGCTTTCTGTATCCGAAGCATATGCTGGATTATCCAAATCGTCCTGAGTAAATACCGTGCTTTCAGATTCGAAATCCACGTTCTTAACTGCTATCTGTGGTGTACCAAACATATTGTTCACAGAGTTCATGCCTTGTGTCAGCATCGCCTGTCTGACCTGTGGATCCGAGAAATCAGGTGAAAAAATAACTGTTGGGATAGCGAAATTCTTCTGCAGTTCTGCCTTTGTGTATGTGCCTTTTACACCAAGCAGAGCTCTTATTACACGAAGCTTCGCACCGGTCATAGCTTTTTCGGCCCAGGTTTTTTTCAGCAATGCCATGTTTACCATAACAGAGCGATCGATGTATCTGTCTCTGTCTTCTTTCGCAACCACAAACGCCTGACATTTCTTCCCCCATTTGTTCTTGGATTCCACCCATTGTCCAGAAAAGATTTCCGCAGCTGCCTGTGCCTGTTTTTCATCAGTTATGCCTTTTGCAGCTTTATCCGCAAACTCAATGCGATACTTCTCTTCTTCATCCTCCAGGCAGATCACTTTCTGGTCGGTTTCTGTTCTGGCTGTTCCGTCAGCCTTGCGCATGGCTCCCTGAGCCTGTGCCCGGTATGTGACCCTGTCAATGCGTTCACCATATGTTTCCTTGGGATTGAACTGTATACCGGCCGCCATAGCCATTTTGTTGAGTAATGGCTTAGATAAGGAAAACACATCTTCCCAGATATCCTTTCCTCTCTCATCCTGCTTCCCAGTCTTAACTGAGCCAACCTTGAAAATGTCTCCGCTGGTTTCGCCCAGATCAACCGGGACCTCTTCTACATGGAATTTGTAGAATGGATTGAGCTGCACGTCCGTTGCTGTGGGAACCAGCAGATTGTAATTTTTGTATGCCGTGATAACTTCCGGCAAGCTTCCTAAAACCTCTTTCATCTACTTGATAACCTCCTATTTTTGTGATAAAATGACGATGACTTTAAAAACAAAGGGTCGATAACCTGTTTTTAAAAGTTCTGACTGGTCTTGGATAGGATCGTGGGTGCCGTCTACACTCCGCTTTCCCCTTATTATCCAAGACCTTTTTAATGTTCATCACCTCCTATAAACCAATTCAGAGACCAAAACAGTGCGATGCCGAATATTCCAACAAAAACTATTTCTGAGCCAATTTCATGGCTTCCTCTTTCGAGATAAAGCTTATTTGAAAGCATATTGTAAAGAATCGTGCTTGCCAGGACTGGAAGTGCATACTTCAAAGCTCTTGCAATAAAAAGGATTCTCTTTCTCACTTTCTCTTTCTTTTTGCGGATGTAGTATTTCTCATATTCTGCCTCATTGAATTCTCGCACCACGGACAGATATACCCTTGTTTTGGAATCTTCTGTGATATACTTATATTCCATGTCTTTGCACATATCCGGCACCTTGCATACATTCATTTCCTTGCCTCCTTGTCAATGAGAATCAATTCCTTTGCGATAACGCTCTGCAATGCCATTCTGTCCATTTCGTGCCAGCTGATCGGCACCGGGCTGTTGTCCATTGCGTTCAGGATCCGCTCTGCGGCCTGATGATATTTTTCAAGATCTTTTGCTGTCAGCATCTTTCCCTCCTATACTGCCAGGCGAAGCTGGCCATTTTTTTCTTCTTTCATCATCTTTTCAACAAATGCAGTTGCTTTTTCTTTTCTTTCCATTTCGATCAGGCGTTCTTCATGGCAACTGCACTGTTCTCCCGGATCCAGATACGCTCCGCAATCCGGGCAGATTCTATAAAAAGCCATCGTATCCACTCCTTTCATTCAATCATATATAATTTGTTAAATGCCTTTTTGGGGATTTTCCCTGACGGATATCCCTTGGCAAGCTGTCCATCAGCTATCAGGTCCGATCTAAGAGAACGTATCATGCGATATGCCGTATCCCTGCTCACACCCATCATTTCTCTGACCTCAGCGGCTGTATAGTAAGAACGTTCCGCAGATGTAAGCTTTTTAATTACACCGTTTGCATTTTCCATACCAAGCACCTCATTCCAGATTTCTCTCAACCCAATTTTTCAGATTCTGCGTGATCTCATTTACTTCGTCCAATGTCTGAATGATTTTTTTCAGTTCCGGTTTTTCCTCTTCTGAGATAATTCCGTCTGCCGTAATATCAAGAAGTGATTCCTTTGCCTCGTTTATCTTCTTTAAAGAAGAAAGCATTCTCAGGCTGATTCTATCCAGTCCTGCATTCTCTATCTTCGGCATGTTCTTTCCAAGCGGGCACATCTCCCGGCAATAATTTCCTTTCAATTCCGGCGCCTTATAGCAGTCAGCCATCAGAAGAACTTCCTCCTGATATGGTATCGTGCTCCCAAGTTCGATTCTGGCTAGCCTTGTACGATCAATTCCTATTTCTTCTGCAGCACCTTCTCTGCTGCTCAGACGCTCATTTGACTTTGCCGCCTCATATCGTGCCTGGCAAAACATATTAGCCGCTGCTTTCGTAGCAAATTTCGACATTTTTCTCTCCTTCTATAAGCTGTATAATCAAGTTATGGTAATTAAATTGTGTACTCTGTATCGATATCCAGAGCCTTGCTGATTTTTTCAGCAAGTGCAGGTGCATACATTCTTCCATTTATGGTGGTTGTCACGTAGTTCCTGCACATCCCAACTTCACCGCACAATTCCGTGACAGACATATCTCTGTCGATTAAGGTTTTCTTTACTTCTTTGCACCATGGCGACAGTTTTCGCTTCAAAATATCACCTCCGTTTTCAACAAATGTTTATTACATTTGTTGTTTACATTTGTTTGCGATTGCATTAAAATAATCAGAAAGGAGTTATCATGGATAATTGGATTGATAATCTCAGAAGAATTGGGCTTAAACGTTATGGTGACGAAAACCGCCGGATTCTTTCTGAATTATTAAGAAACGGTATTCCTGCCGGAAACACTGTTATGTCAGAAGCATCTGCTGAGGCTCTTATCATTGCTGTGGCGGCCATGATTGAAGAAAACAACAAAGCATTGCTCTCCGATTTATCATCGATGTAACTCTCTCTTTTTTTGTTTTGCATTAAACATTTGTTTATTACATTTTTAATAATAATAGCATATTTGCTAGTTGTCAATACTTTTTTCGCATATTTGCTAAATTGGAGGTTTTTTATCATTATGTCTTTGGTTTCTCGAATCAAGAATCTTTCAAAAGAAAAAGACTTGAATTTAAAGCTTTTGGAAGAACAGGCAGGTTTTGGTAATGGAACTATCCGTAGATGGGATAGTAGCCCTCCCTCCGCGGATAAGCTTCTAAAAATAGCACATTTGCTAAATACATCCTGTGAATTTTTACTTACAGGAATAGAACAAGAATACCGCTGCTCTGAATTTGAATCGGAAGTTCTTTCTTTATTTAGATCACTTCCGCATGATGCGCAGTTGGAATTTCGAGGTGAATTGAAGGGGTACATAAAATGTTTAAAACGGCAGGAAGAAGCTACTGTCGAGCCTCTTAAGAAAGCAAAATAATAAGCTTCGAGTGGTACCGAAGCAAAAGGGGGGAATGACTATGAAAAAGAAAATGATTGCACTTACCTGCTCATTGATTTTTGCCAATACTATCCCTGTATTCGCAGCATCCGATTATGGCATTAATATCGATCAAAAATACGTTTCTGGAGATGCTTCCCAATTATCCGATGCAATTTCCGAGTCGTTGAATGATATGGGTGTTAAAAAGGTTTCCTCTTACGATTTAGAGAAAAAAGAAGATTCTCAAGCAGTTGCACAAGTAATTTTATCAGCAGATGGCGTAGCCATGGAGGCGGTCTGCTACTATACAAAAGACAATACTTGGAGTTGCTCTTCTATAACGAATATCCACAGTAGTAGTGATGATCTGATTTATTATTGGGTCAATCCGGTTTCCGCTGATGCAACCGCGTTTGAAATTAAAGACTACAAAACAGGGGAATATAAGCCAGAAGGAGCTGCCGAAGAACTGCTTTCACAATATGAGAATCAGGAAAAATGGTTTTCACTGGAAGATTTTAAATTATACGATAAAAATGACGCTCCTATTGAGATACCTGATTCAGAAGATCATATAATGGCCTCTGCTTATCCTGATAGCAAAACATTTCGTGGCATAAAAATTGGTGATACAATTTCGAATTTATTTTCAGCGTATGATTCCAAATATTTTTCAGTACAGGTAGGCTATGATGACACCACCGCTACCGACGCTCAAAAGAAACTGGTTGAGATGTACGATGCCCAGATTGAAGCTGCTGATCCAGAGGATATCGAACGTACTATTTCTTCTATTGACAGTAGCGCAGTATCCGTAGTCGTACTATTTGAAGGTGCTGAATTTTGCGGAAAAATAATTCCAAAGCCAGAACCGAATTCAGGCAAGTCGGTTTCATATAAGATATCAGAAGATATAGGTTTCATAATTGATAACGATAAGATTTCTGATATTGGAATCCAACGCGGTGGCAGATATTAATAAGAGGAATAGTTTTTATGACAATTGGTGAACGAATAAAAGAATTGCGGGCTGAGGCTAATCTGCGTCAGTCCGAACTTGGAAAAGCAATAGGTTTTTCTGGCCAAGTAGTATCGAATGTCGAAAGAGGTTACTCTTTCCCGTCAACAGAATTTGTTAATCGCAGTGCTGCATGCTTCGGTGTGCCAGCAGATTACATTCTTGGCCGGACTACTTCAAGATATGCTGTTGCGGATCCGAAAGAAGTTTCCGCAGTGCAAGCAAGAACAAAAGCCCGTTTGGCTCAGTTGCAGATGAGCCTTCCGGACCTGATCAAAAAATCAACGCTGACAGAGGAAACCTGCTGTGACATTCTGGCCGGAAAGACTGTTCCTGGAATAGATGCCACTGCAAGCCTGTCAAAAGCCCTCGACACCTCTATGGATTACCTTGTGGGTAATTCTGAATACAGCTGTGCCATTGCTTCAGAAGACGAACAGGATATCATCCTGCGGTACCGTCAGTTATCCAAGAAGGGAAAACGTATCTTTTTGGGAATGATGGAGAAGATGGAAGAAGAAAAAACAGAATAGTATATTTAACTGGGGAACCGTTGGGGTGTTATGTCAGCCGCCGGACACTTTGGTGAAAGGAGGCTGGTGCTGATGGTTACATATGGTGATTTATTTACTTTTGTAATTATGCTTTGTGCAGTTGTAACTCTTGTTATCAATTTAATGCATAAAAAATAGCGCCCTCGTCCTGGTAAGATATGAGGTGACCCCAAAAAGTTAGACTTTTATTGCGTAACAGATTTTGTCTGTTACGCATTTTTTATGCA